GAAAAAAGTCTTCAAGTAGTCTTAAATAAAAGACTACAACAATTAAAAACAGAAAAAGTAGTTAATATTCCAGATCAGATTGTAATTTTGTTTCCTAAAGATGTTAGTAGTGCAGGATCTAGTAAAAGCGGAGCGACAGAAGATTCTACAGGTGCAACTGCATCGACTAAGTCTAATTCTTTAGATGCAATTACACAGCAGTTAGGTTTAGTAAAAAGCACGATTCCGGCCAATAACACCTATGTACAGGATCCTGCAAATGTTAACGACATAGGCAAGGCCAAGATGGGCTATGGAGAAACACGTAAAGGCGATGCTCCGGTGGGTAAAGATCAAAAAGTTATTGTTGGTGGAGATGTTATTAGGAGCAATAACGGTGTTAATCCAACTATCAGTGATATTAAATTTAGCCAAGATACAGATATTCCTACTGCTATAGAAGCAGTTATACTAAACAGCGACTATGTTACCACACAATTAAAACAAGGCAATATTGATAGCAAGGGACAAAGACAGTGGTTTAGGGTTGATACTCAATTATATCAACAAGGTTCTGGCAATGTTGATACTGCAACAGGTGATATTCCAAGAGTAATTGTATATCGAATAGTGCCTTATACAGTGCATACTAGTAGCGGTCAAGTTGAAGCAAACAAAAAAGCTCCGGGGTTTGCTGAACTTGAAAAACAATGTGTTAAAGTTTATGACTATATCTATACTGGCAAAAATGTCGACGTATTAAAATTCCATATAGAATTCAAAACCGGATTTGTAGCCAAGATGGCAGCTACAACTACAAAGAAAACACAAGATAATAAGAGTCAAGCGCAAACTAGTGGAGCTGAAGGCACAGATAAAGCTAATGTAATTCCTGTAGGTGATGGTAAAGCACCTGAAAAAAAATTAGGTGTTACTCCTACTAGTGTAAACTATGGCGGAACACAAACATCTTCTGATAATAAAGGCGGAGGAGGAATTGAAACAGAAGGCACTAGAGTTGCAAGACAATTTCACGAAGCTATTACTAGTGCATCTGGAATGATGCAATTGGATCTACAGATAATAGGAGATCCTTATTGGATAGCACAGAGTGGAACAGGAAACTATACATCTTCACCGACTCAGTATCAAAACTTAAATCATGACGGCACAGTAAATTATCAAAACGGTGAAGTAGATATCAAGGTTAATTTTAGAAGTCCTGTCGATATTAATCAAACAACTGGATTGTACGATTTTGGAAAATCAACAAAAAGCGCTCCGGTACTGGCTTGGAGTGGTATCTACAGAGTCATACAAGTTGTCAGTAGATTTTCCGGAGGACAATTTACACAATCACTTTCAGGACCCAGACGTAATGGACAAGAATTGTCTGGTAGCGGTGATGAATCTGCAACAATAAACGTGTCAAATGAGAAAAAAGATCCAGCACCAACTTCAGGATCGGCAGCCGTGGAATAACTTATATGACAGATCAAAACGAACTATATTCATCGCAACCTAAAGAAGGAAAACCTGGTCCATTTCTTGCAAGAGTTGTAAGTAATCTCGATCCCACTTATATGGGAATTTTAGAAGTTGAAATATTACGAGCAGTTGGTGCCAGCAGTTCTGAAACGCAGTTACATCAGGTAAAATATCTAAGTCCTTTTTATGGAGTAACTAGTGTTGCCTTTACAGGCGAGAATAATGACTACAATGATACACAAAAAAGTTATGGTATGTGGATGGTTCCTCCCGATGTAGGAGTGACAGTTGTAATTATTTTCATTGACGGTGATCCTAAACGTGGTTATTGGATAGGCTGTGTTCCCGATGACAACATGAATTTTATGATGCCGGGACTAGCCGCTACTCAACAGTCGGTAGAAGGGCCAGTGACAACTAGCACAGGAGATTCAGCAAGTAGAGTTCCAACTGCTGAATATGATAAGTCGTATTCAGGCAATAACAATACCGGAGATCCTGAAAAAAATCTTAAACCTACACATCCATTCGCTAGTGTATTAGACAAACAAGGATTATTATTAGATGATATCAGGGGTATCACGACTAGCAGTTCGAGACGAGAAAGTCCCAGTAACGTGTTTGGTATAAGCACTCCTGGTCCGCTTGATAAGCAACCTGATGCTAAAAAAGGAGATATAGGAAAAGCTGAATGGAAGGTAACAGATGCATGGGTAAGTAGACTAGGCGGCAGCACGTTTGTAATGGATGATGGAGATGCTAACTGGTTGAGAAAAACAGATGCCAGCAGTGGCCCGCCAACGTATGCTAGTATCGACGCAGGAGATAAAGATGGTGATGTCACTAAGCCTGCTAATGAATTGATTAGATTGCGAACACGCACCGGACATCAGATTCTATTACATAATACTGAAGATCTGATCTACATTACTAACAGTAGAGGAACTAGTTGGATTGAACTGACTAGCGATGGTAAAATAGATATCTATGCTCAAGATAGTATTAGTATCCATACAGGCAACGACTTAAATTTTTATGCAGACAGAGATATTAACATAGAAGCAGGTAGGAATTTTAATCTTAAGGTAGCAGAAAGACACCAGACAGAAGTCGGCAAAGATAAAATAACTATAGTTGACGGAAAAGTAGCTATCAAAGTAGCCGGCACCCATGACGAACAGATAGCAGGAACAACAAAAGTTACTGTTACCGGAGGAGATTTTGACCTTAATACTTCTGGAGGTAATAATCTTACCAGCGGCGGCAATATGAATATCAAAGCCGCAAATACCAGTATCGATGGCGGAGATATCAATTTGAATTCAGGCGTGTCGTCTGCTTCTGATACAGCTAGCCCGCCCGATCCGCTTAGTACGTTTGATAATCCGGCACAAGACGGCAGTACTATTACTAGCATTATGTTACGTATTCCTACAACTGAACCTTATCCAGGACATGAAAACTTAGATCCTTCTAGTTACAAAACAGATAAGACAGATAGAGAATCTGGAAGTGCTATTTCTCCACCCGATGCCTGGAAAACTTACAGTTGTCCAATGGACACATTCTTAAAAGGAAATGGATAATCATGGCAATAACTCTTTATACAGGTACACCGGTTAATGCAAAAAATCCACCTCAAGGTAAAAATACCTCTCAGGTCTACAAGGGATTTAGCACAGTCAATACCAATACACAAAACTTTTCTCTCTATGACTTTGAATTAATTAAGCAAGATCTACTCAATCATTTTTATGTACGTAAGGGTGAACGGCTTATGCAACCAAATTTTGGAACAATTATATGGGATATGTTATTTGAGCCTTTAACTCCGGAAATTCAAAATTTAATCATGCAAAATGTTAACGAGATTTTTAACAGTGACCCTAGAATACAAGCTAGTAATATTGTGATTACACCTTACGATACTGGTATACAGATTCAGTGTGAACTAAAGTATTTTTTGTATAATCTTCAAGAAGCTCTGCAACTGAACTTTGATCAAGCTAACGGTCTTACTTATTAACTACGCACTTAATTAAATCCAATAAATACTAAAACAGGATAGTATAATGAGCTCAACGGATCGTCAAAATAATCTATTAATATCAGAAGATTGGCAAAAAATTTATCAGTCTTTCAAGAATGCAGATTTTCAAAGCTATGATTTTGAAAATCTACGTCGTACGATGATTGAGTACATTCGTACTAATTTTCCTGAAGATTTTAATGATTATATAGAATCTAGCGAATATCTTGCTCTTATAGATTTAATTGCCTATATAGGTCAAAGTATTGCTTTCCGTGTAGATCTTAATGCTCGCGAAAATTTCTTAGAATTAGCCGAGCGCCGAGACAGTGTGCTACGTTTAGCACGTATGATTAACTATAATGCTAAACGAAATACGCCCGCTCAAGGTTTATTAAAATTTAATTCAGTACAAACAACTGAGTCTGTCATCGATAATAACGGCAGAAATTTATCAGGGCAATATGTAACATGGAATGATCCTAGTAACAGCAACTGGTACAATCAATTTATCAGCATTATTAATGCCGCCTTGCCTGCAACACAAAAATTTGGAAATCCAGTCGATAGTGCTACAATCTACGGAGTACCAACGGCACAATATAGATTTAATGCAAGCAATACTGATGTACCAGTTTATCCATTTAGTAAAACTGTATCGGGTCGTAATATGGACTTTGAGATTACTAGTACTACTTTCAAAGGTGAGACTTATGTTTATGAAGAGGCTCCTAAAGTAGGCAATAGTATAGCTTGCATTTATGCGGATGACGGTTATGGCGCAAGCAGTCCAGGTACTGGTTTCTTTTTTAATTTTACACAGGGGACTCTAAACCAGGGAACATTTACAGTGGCCCAACCTACAAGTAATCAAAGTATAGACATTAATACACAAAATATTAATGACTCTGATGTATGGTTATATCAATTAGATCAAAGCACTGGTTTAGAAAAAACACTCTGGACACCTGTTCCTTCAACAGCCGGTAATAGTGTTATCTATAATAATCTGGATAATACAATTCAAACTATCTATAGCATTGTTACTAGAGCTAGTGACGCTATTAGTTTAAGTTTTGGAGATGGAACATTTGGCCAACTGCCACAAGGCAATTTTAGAATATATTATAGAACTAGTAACGGTTTATCATACACAATAAATCCTAGCGACATAGTTAATATTATTTTTAGTATACCATATACTAGTGCCAGTAATCAAACAGAAACGCTAACAGTTAGTTTAAGTCTTGCTACAAGTGTAACAAACAGCACATCATCTGAAACTAATGCCAGCATTAAAACTAATGCTCCACAAACATACTATACACAAAACAGAATGATAACTGGCGAGGATTATAATATTAGTCCGTTGGCTGCCAGTTTACAAGTGCTAAAGGTAAAATCTATCAATAGATCTAGCAGTGGAATCAGTCGTTATTTTGACTTAACAGATCCTACCGGAAAATACAGTTCAACGAATTTATTTGCTGATGATGGTATATTATATCAAGAAGTATATACTGATTCTATAAATTTTACATGGAACACAACTCTTGATATAGAAGGTATTATTACCAATACTGTATATGATATCTTAAAATTACCAGATCTACGAAATTTTTATTATGCTAATTTTTTAGATTATCTGAGCGTCAGCTTGAATGTATCGTGGGTGAGTGTGACCACAGACAGCAATAGTGTTACCGGATACTTGAGTGTTCCTGGAGAGAATACTCCTTATCAGTTAGGTTCTTATACACAAACAGATCTAAAATATGTTACGGCAGGATCTTTGATAAAATTTGTAGCTCCTTCTGGAAAATACTTTAATACAATTACTAACACACTAATGACTGGAACCGCCACAGTTCCTAATAGTTCAAGTTATCTATGGGCACAAGTAGTATCTGTGTCAGGTGACGGCACGGCTAATAATACTGGCGTATTATCTACTGGATTTGGACCAGTTGTGCTTAATAAAGTTATTCCTACTAGCGCAATAGCTACGCAAATTATTCCGCAATTTAATACTACATTGAACTCTGCTGTTATAAACAAAATGATCGATCTGATATCGGCTAATGACAATTTTGGATTGAGATATGATACTTCTAGCCAATCTTGGCAGATTATTACTACAAATAATTTGAATATTACAGGAGCCTTTAATTTAGCTAGCCAAGGGGATGCTACTAGTTTGCAATTAGACTCTAGTTGGATGATAGTGTTTACATCTGATACAATTCAGTATACTATTAGTACCAGAAAGCTACGCTATGTGTTTGAAAGTCAAAACGAATTAACTTTCTATTTTGATAGTAATACAAAAATTTATGATAATACTTCATCGTCGGTGGTGTTAGATACTGTAAAAGTTCTGAGTGTAAATACACAACCTGACCAACTAATTCCATTCACACAAGATTTAACATGGCAAATTACATCGGAATATTACGGAGCAGATGGTTATATCGATCCAACTAAGATTGTAATTTCATTTGCGGATGCTACTGGTTCTGGCATTGTAGATAACCCACAATTATTTTTAGATATAGTTAATCCTACAGTAAATGTTGCCAGTAAATATATTGTACAGCAAAAATATAATATTTCTTCTGGACAAGAAGATTACAAATACATCAGCAATAATCCTACAACAGGCCCAGTAGTTATACTACCAAGTCAAACTAGCGTAGGTTCACTTGGAGCTTATGCCGATGGAACATATTTTTATTTTATAGACACTGCTACAGTTTTCAGATTAAGTTTATCATCTGTAAATAAATTTCAACCTACATTAGATTATCAAGTCTATATTGGTCGCGGCGGGTTAAAATTTCAGTATGTTCATAGTGCAGATTATGACAGTAGAATTGATCCAGGGTCTAGCAATATTATAGATGTTTATGTTCTAACTAAAGACTACGATGCAGCCTTTAGACAATGGTTAGCATCTGCCGGAACCCAGCCTTTACCGCCCAGTTCGGACCAATTAAATTCATTATTATCATCTAATCTTGATTTAATTAAATCTATTTCAGACGAAATAGTTTACCATCCTGTAAGTTATAAATTATTGTTTGGACCTCAGGCAGATATAAACCTGCAAGCTACATTTAATGTGATGATTAATCCTAATAGCGCAGTTTCAAATGCAGATGTACAAGCAAGAATTTTAACAGCGATCAATACGTTCTTTAGTTTAGATAATTGGAATTTTGGAGATACGTTCTATTT